TGGAGTCATAAAATGGCTGACAACAGAACACCTAGAGAACTGACAACCCGTGTAACGATGGAGCGCCCCAAGCAGTGGACTCCACCCGATCTTTTACCAGAACCGGATAAAGAAGCTGGGATGTCTTACAGATGGATTAGAGTTTCAATGCTTAACAACGCAGACCCCCGAAACGTTTCCGCAAGATTACGCGAAGGTTGGGAGCCCGTTAAGTTGGAAGAACAACCGAAGTTTAGACTGCTAGTTGATCCTGATAGTCGTTATCAAGACGGCATTGAGATTGGCGGATTATTGTTATGCAAGACTCCTACGGAACTGGTTGAGCAACAGCAGGCTTATTATCAAAACCTGACTCGCCAAAACGAAGAGGCTGTAAACAATAGTTTAATGCGCCAGAGTGACGCACGTATGCCTCTCTTTAGGGAAGGGAAAACGTCTGTTAGCTTTGGAAGAGGTTAACAAATTCAATGGAGATTTAAATGGCTGCTTATCCTTCAGTACCGGCCCCATACGGGCTAAAGCCGATCAATCTTATTGGTGGTCAAGTTTTTGCTGGATCAACGCGCAAGCTACCTATCCAGTACAACTACGCTACTAATATTTATTACGGCGACTTTGTAACTCAAACTCGTGGTTATGTACAACGCGCAAGCGTTACCACTGGTACTGGTTTGAACCAGACCATTGGTATTTTCTTGGGCTGTTCATACACCAACCCCGTAACCAAGCAACTGACTTTCTCACAGTATTACCCAGCAAGTACGACAGCAGGTGACATCTTCGCTATCGTGACTGATGATCCTGATACCGTGTTTAAAGCAGCTATGATTACTGCCACTGGTGGTTCAACCATCGGTTCTGCAAACACTTCCTTAATTGGACAGAACGTTTCAGCAACTGATTTGGCTGGTAGCTTATTGACTGGTGATTCTTCTAACGGCGTGTTGACTCCTTATGCAACCCCCGTTACTACGACTTTGCCTTTGCGTATTATTGACTTGGTGCGTGATACTGCTGTTCCTCTTGGAACTGCAACGTATTCGTCCATCAGTACCGCAACGATTACTACCACTGCTGGTATTCCTTTTGCATTGCCCGTAGGTACTGAAGTGGGTTCGTTGAACTCCGCAGGTCAGTACATCGGTTCTGGTTCATTTGTGATTGGCGCTGGCGATGGTACTTCCGTTGCCGCAGGTTCTACTTCAATTATCATGAACCAAGCACCCGTTACCGCATTTGCATCAGGCGCAACGTTGGTGTTCACCCAATATCCAGAAGTGTTAGTCAAGTTGCAGTTTGGTCTGCATGCTTACTACTCTGCAACTGGCAAAGCTTAAGGAGTAATCTAACATGGCAATTTCACGCGCACAGTTATTAAAAGAACTTCTTCCGGGCTTGAATGCATTGTTCGGCTTAGAGTACGCACGTTATGGTGAAGAGCATAAAGAGATTTATGAAATCGAAACCTCCGAGCGTTCGTTTGAAGAAGAAACCAAACTGTCTGGTTTCTCTGCTGCACCTGTCAAGGCTGAGGGCAACGCAATCGCCTATGACAACGCGCAGGAAGCTTGGACTGCTCGCTATCAGCACGAGACCATTGCTCTTGGTTTCTCGCTGACAGAAGAGGCTATCGAGGACAACTTGTATGATTCTCTATCGGCGCGCTATACCAAAGGTCTGGCTCGCGCTATGGCGTATACGAAACAAGTTAAGGCGGCAGCTATTCTGAACAACGGCTTCTCATCAGCTTATGTTGGTGGTGACGGCGTATCGTTGTTTAGCACTGCACACCCCTTGGTTAACGGCGGTACTAACGCTAACACCCCATCAACCCCTGCTGACTTGAATGAAACCGCATTGGAAAATGCTGTGATTCAAATCGCTGCATGGACTGATGAGCGTGGTTTGCTGATCGCTGCTAAACCCCGTAAATTGGTTGTTCCTCCTGCTCTGCAATTCGTTGCTACTCGTTTGTTAGAGACCAAACTCCGTGTTGGTACTAACAACAACGATATCAACGCCATTGAGAACAATGGTTCAATCCCCGAAGGCTACACGATCAACCACTTCTTGACCGCAACCAACGCATGGTTCTTGACCACTGACGTTCCTAACGGTCTGAAGATGTTCGTTCGTACCCCCTTGCAGAACAGCATGGACGGTGACTTCGATACAGGTAATGTCCGTTACAAATCTCGTGAGCGTTATAGCTTTGGCTATTCCGATCCACTAGGCGTATACGGTTCTTACTAAGCAAAAAGAAGGGGGCTTCGGCCCCCTTTTTGTTTAAATGGTGTACACTAAATCATTCTGGGGAAACACCCACACACCACCGCCCCAGCGGCACGATGCAACGATTGATGTGGGTACTTTTGCATAAGGAATAATCATGGGACGTAGTACATTTGAAGGCCCAATCTTAGCGGCTGACCAACGCTTTGGACCTCAGCGCGATGCTGGAACAGTACAACTGGTTCAAAATGCTTTCTTAGATTTCTCTGTATCAACTGCTGGCACAGCCAACTATGGCGGTGGTTCTGGAATCTTTGTTAGCTCAAACAACATTCCTAACAACGTAGGCACGATCTGGACTCCCCAGAGCGGTTCATATAGCACCAATGGACCTACTGTTGCTTCATCACCTACCGCTGATGCTTCAGGTACGAACTATCGTGGCGCAGTGTTTTTGATTCCTTACTTCTCAAACATCACCGATGTGATTGTAGATGTAGGTTCTATGCCATCTGACGGTACACATACCGTTACCGCAATTCAACCCTACGTTTCAAACGCATTTATTACCACTGGTAATGGCGTGTATGGAAGCATTGCATCGATCTCTGCTGCGGGTCGTTCAACTGCAACATTTACAGCGACTGCAACTGCAAACTCTGTTGTTCAGTTGGATAATGCTATCGGAACATTGCAAGACGTGCAGAACATTCAGCCCGGACAACAACCTACTTGGTTCTCTCAGGTTGTTGTGACACTGGGAATGACTGTTGCAAGTTTGACGTCTGTTAACAGTGGTCAGATCAATATCACGATCAAATACACACAGGCTGACTTGAACATTGGTAATGTCACAACTTACCCCTATGGTAACTTTGACTAATTAATCTGACGGGGGTAGGGCTGGGGATTCTCGGCTGCCCCCTCTTTCTTAAGGGGATTAATTATGGCAAACGTAGTCAACACGAACAATTCGGTTAATTCTATTAGCCGTCAGGCACGGACCGAGCCATTTGATCTGCAAGTCTCTCGCGGTCAAATTACCGGACATCAAACATTAAGTTTGTTTGGGTATCAGTCTGCGGTTGGAAATACAAAGATTCCGGTGTGGGAAAATGCAACCGTTTATACTTATATCACATCAGCTTCAACGCTTACATTAACAAGTTCTTCTGCATCAGATGATACTTTAGCAAGCGTATTAATTAATGGTTTGGATTCCAACTTTAAACCAATTTCTGAGATTATTTTCCTAAACGGTGCGTCAAACGTAACAACCGTTAATAGCTATTTTAGAGTTAATAGCATGTTCATGCTTTCTCCGGGGACGGGCCAAAACACTAACGTAGGAACAATTACTTTAAAGCAATCTTCAAATATTGTTTCACAAATTAATGCAGGAATTGGAAAAACACAAAGCACTGTTTATACAGTTCCCGCAGGGTTTTCATTTTATTTGGACTTTGCTGAAGTAAATACTTCCAATAGTTACACATCTTCTAATATTGTTACTTATTCTGTTCAAGCAATTAACAATGTGACTGGTGTAAAACTCAATGTTTTACAACAACCTTTTGTCTCTATTTATACGGCAAATAGAAGCTCTGACCCATTTCTGTATGCAGAAAAAACTGATGTGCAATGGCAATTAGTTACAAGTACATCTACGACTATTGCCGCCGGAGTCATTATTGCTGGTAAGTTAATTTCTAACGGAAGCTAAAATGGCTTGGGACTTTCTTAATTACTTCTATGGCACAAATCAAACTGGAGCCATTGGAACTCAAACCCCTACGACATCGTGGACGGGTATTGATGGTTCTGCCCAGTTTACGTTTCCTCAAAGATTGCGTGACGTAGTTGGTAAACAAAAAGTAAGTCAGTCCCAAAACATTTACGATGCTGACTTTGAATATGGTACTCAGCCATTACGCTGGGAAAACTATATTAATAATGCATCAGGCGCTGCATCTATTATCCAAAACCCCGGATTAGGTGGAGTGACAATGACGATTGGAAACGGAGTGACGTCAGGTGATA